GACTGTTTCGGGATTTATGCTCAATAAAATACCCGACCACCCCCAGCAACATCTTTGTATAGCCAACACGGGCAGATTTAATCAGATTAACAGTCCGGATCTGATCATTCCCCATGCTGTTCATGATGGCGATCTGGAACGGCAGCGTTTTCCATTCTCCCTCACCATATGAAGATTCTTTAGGCAGATAATAATTTTGATCAGCCCATTCAACTGGCGTCACCGGCAATGCCCTTATCAGGGGCTGTAATGCTGTTGTGACAGCACTCATCATATTATTCAGTTGTTGCTCTGATATATTCATCGAGTAAATCCGGTAATTTATCCCCCGCCCGCGCACACTGATTTGCCCCCTTCGCAATAAGGGTTTTCAGATGGTCAAGATGGCGCGGTGTTAAATCAGGAAACTGTCGCTGCATGGATAAAGGGATGGAATCAAGCGTACTGGATAACGCCATTGCCAGCTTGCTGAGAGCAAAAATACAGAACCCGGTATCAATAAGTTTTCCTTTTGACACCTCATTTTTTAACTGCTGTGTAACAGCCTGTTCTGCTGTCAGTTCCCATCTGGCAATAAGCAATTTCTCCTCATAGTCGTCTTCGCTAACGCCATCAGGCACATCGTTTTTACTTCTTCTCAGATACGATATGTAAAAATCGCGCCAGGCATCCAGATCCAGTTGCCCTCGCTTATTCGATATCGGGGCACCCGGCAATTTCTGCAATCTGCGAAGCTGGCGATCGGTCAGACTTAAATGCCTGGCAACTTCAGTCTGCGTAGCCACTCCTCACCTCGCAAAAACTCTCACTTCACAATCACAACAAAACCGGTCATGTCCGGCTTACATGTCTATTTTTTGTGCATGCCCGGTTCACAGAAGACCTCTTTTTTATTTTTCATATAGTTAACTTGAAGAGAAACCGGACATGGTTCCCGGAAAATTTTCATAAATAGCGAAAACCCGCGAGGTCGCCGCCCCGTAACCTGTCGGATCGCCGGAAAGGACCCGCAAAATGATAATAATTATCATCTATATGTCACAACGTGCATCTACGCCATCAAACCACGTCAAATAATCAATTATGACGCAGGTATCGTATTAATTGATCTGCATCAACTTAACGTAAAAACAACTTCAGACAATACAAATCAGCGACACTGAATACGGGGCAACCTCATGTCAACGAAGAACAAAACCCGCAGAACAACAACCCGCAACATCCGCTTTCCTAACCAAATGATTGAACAAATTAACATCGCTCTTGATCAAAAAGGGTCCGGGAATTTCTCAGCCTGGGTCATTGAAGCCTGCCGCCGGAGACTGTGCTCAGAAAAAAGAGTTTCTCCTGAAGCAAACAAAGAAAAGAGTGACATTACTGAATTGCTCAGAAAACAGGTCAGACCAGATTGAAGCAATTTAGATAATCGTGCAGACTACGCCCCCTCATATCACATGGAAGGTTTATCTATGGATCAGGTAGTCATTTTTAAACAAATATTTGATAAAGTTCGAAACGATTTAAACTATCAATGGTTTTATTCTGAGCTAAAACGTCACAATGTCTCACATTACATTTACTATTTAGCCACAGAGAATGTTCATATTGTATTAAAAAATGATAATACAGTGTTATTAAAGGGCCTAAAAAACATTGTGTCTGTCAAATTTTCAAAGGATAGGCATCTTATAGAAACGACCTCTAATAAGCTGAAATCCAGAGAGATCACATTTCAGGAATACAGAAGAAACCTTGCTAAAGCAGGAGTTTTTCGGTGGGTTACAAATATCCACGAACAAAAAAGATATTACTATACCTTTGATAATTCATTACTCTTTACTGAAAACATACAGAGCACATCACAAATGTTTCCACACTAAACCATAACGTCCGGTTTCTTCTACCCCTGCACCGGACTGGCTGACATGAAGAGCAACCCCGCGTTCAGTTGACGCGTTAATAACCCGGTGTGCATCGTTTTTGATTATTCCCGCACACTCACGCAGAAGGAATTCCCCGTCGGGCTACGGTCATGGTTAATGCGGGAATACGGCGACGATACAGCGCATGATGTGTCAGGCTTGAATACCTTTATCCGTTAAAAGGGATATCAGTTAAGTTATCCCGTGCAGGGTATAAGCCATTATCAAGCCCCCCGTAGATAGGCTTTGTAATGACATCTTCAATTAATCAGCAGTTCAGGCTGTGTCACCTGCAAGATGTATTCATGCTCGACAGCCAGGACACGCTTCTCTTTCTTCCGTTCGTTCATTAACCGACTGCCGATCGTACCTTTCAGCTTTGAGCGTGTTTCTTTGGTGGCGTAGCGGTGCTGCATTTCTTCGCCAATTGCCATGCGGCGGCTCAGTTGCTCTGCCATCCAGTTGAATGCTGCGATATAGCTCTCCTTGATTGCCGCAGCAGCTTTCCCGGTGAACCCCATCACAACCATGATCCAGCCATCTTTCGTCAGGCTGTACATCGGGCGAACCTTGCCCTGCTCATCGATATAATCAGCCGACGCAAAATTGCGTTGGCTAAACTCACGCGAGCAATCAGCCTTAACCTGCTCGATTTTCCTGAGAACATCACCGTGTCGCTTGCCGAAGTACTTGGCAATTTTTCTGGATGTGGTAACGACCTCTCCGTTTTTGGCTTGCACCATTTCTCGGAAGTCGAAGGCTGGAATAACTGAATGATTATTCATAGCGTCTTTACCTTTTAGAAAGTGAGCCTGTCTCACAGAAAAGCCGCCCGAGAGAGGTCGCCACCTATAACGGCATTTCTCAGGCTCGCTTACTGAAAGGCTCTCGTTAATATGCGCGTGAGATGCGCTGTGAAATTCAGATATAAAAAGCCCCGCGAATGCGAGGCTAAATCCTGGTATTTGTAATGAACTGGCTCTTATCTCAACGCAGCCCCTTACTGCGCGCCAGATGCTCAATATCAAGCATCAGCAATGAGATGTTTAATCTGGATTTACTCCAGAAGTGATCACCACCCTGTCTACAGAGCCAGATGTGAAGGATGATGAGTAAAATTATTGCTATCATCGAAGGCATTGCGTCCTAATGTATTCCTGAAGCGTTCTCAGTGCTGTTTGGTCGCGGATAATTCCGTCCCGGATATCGAGAACGTTTCGTCCAGCAACTGGAGAGAGTTCGACGGTGGCATCATTGCCCATGCCGGAGGCGCTGGAGGTTTCGGCTGAGGATGGCACAGGGCATTTTCCTTTGACGAGCACCCTGCCACCATTATCAAGCTTCCGCAGAAGAGCATCATTTTCAGCTTTCGCATCAGCTAACTCCTTCGTGTATTTTGCATCGAGCGCAGCAACATCACGCTGACGCATCTGCATGTCAGTAATTGCCGCGTTCGCCAGCTTCAGTTCTCTGACATTTTTGTCGCGCTGGGCTTTGTAGGTAATGGCGTTATCGCGGTAATGATTAACAGCCCATGACAGGCAGACGATGATGCAGATAACCAGAGCGGAGATAATCGCGGCAACTCTTCTCACTGATCTATCCCCCAACAGGCTAATGCGCTTTCCTGGTCACGACGAATAACCTGTCCATAGCAGTTATTTGAACGTATGCGGCAATCGCGCCCACCATCTTTTATCCACCAGCGAATCGCCTCGCATGCGCCCTTACGATCACCGGCATTCAGCCGCTTATAAAACGTCGACGGGAAACACTTACCGGGGCCAATGTTATAGGGACAAAATGACGCGATACCCGCTTTTTGTGGTTCGGTCAGTGGTACTTTAATATTGCGCTCCACCCATGCCAGCGCCTTATCACGTTCAATAGCGTTAACCTGGTCGCATTTTTCCTTCGACAGCCTCATTCCCGGTATGACGGGCTTACCATCCACCATTGTGGCACCACGACAGATGGTCCATATACCGGAACCATCGCGGTATGCCGTTGTGTGGTTACCTTCTTTTTCATCCAGAAACTGGTCGAGAATATCAGGCGCAGGCGCACCGACGGCAATCAGTGCCAGAACGGCAGCCGACAGGCCGTATCTGATTTTTGCGTTCATGGATATTTATCAGGATTTATCGGTTTCTGAACCCTGGATATGTTTATCTGTCCCGGCCTGTTGAATCAGGCAAGGAATAGTTAAATACAATAGAGAGGATTGTTTATGGACAATAGCACCATTTCTCTACAGGAGTTGCTCGACTGCATTTCCAAGCTTCGGGATGATGTAAATGCCCTTACTGTCGCATTTTCATATCTGGCATTCTCAATTCCCAAGGAACAAATGCAACCAACACTGGCATCGCTCCAGCTTGAATCACTCAACCCCAAATGGTCCCAGCAACAACAAAATTCTTTCAAGTGGCTGGCGGTATTACTGGAAGAAAAATATGCTGGTGAAATTACCATTTCGGCGGAGTCTTCAGTGAACCAGTAATTCTTCCCGGCAGTTTTCCTTTGTAGGTTATCCACACACCCTGCGCCTCTAAAATTATGGGGCGCTTTTCCGGTGACTGCTCATCCCCTTCACATAACCCGGCAGCAACATCCAGGAAGACCTGTCTGATGCTCCTTCTGGCTGCAGCCTCATAAAACTCCAGCGCGGCACCTTCAACACGGTCCAGCGAGATGTCCAGGTCAAAAATTTCACCGTCAAAGCGTTTTTTGTCCCGTAACGCTAAAGTTACCGTAACTTTATTCTCAAAATTGCGGATCCCTTTCACAATCAGTTCATAGTTTTGAGTCATTGAATTACTCTCCCCGTGCAGCCTTACGCTTATCTTCTTTAATCTTGAAATAAAGGTTTGTCAGGTACGTCAGCAGGCCAAATACCAGGCTACCCAGCACACCTATTGCCGCCCACTGTGAGGGCGTGACTTTATCGAGCAACTGTAAAAACCAGTACCCGGCACTACCTGCTGAGGTGCCATAGGCGACACCCGTTGTTAACTTATCCATGGATTTCATAACCCCACCTCGCAGACAAAGCGGGTGTAAATTAAGGGGATACTACGTATCGCAATAAAGGCAGAAACGTAACAGATTCGGAGTCAGTGAATAACTCAGGTATTGGGTTATCAGCTAATATCGAGACTCAAAAAATGGAAAAACCCGCTCGACGGCGGGTTTAAGCTGTGTGACGAAGTAACCACTCTTAACAGCATAACCAATTTTTTACGTACGTAAACTACTAAATGATATTTGTGAGAATGCCACCGAGTGTTCAAAACACCACCACAAATACATAAGAAAACTTCAACAAATAACCAATGAATAATTTCCGATGTTATTTTTAGTTTGTTTAAATTAAGCTAAAGAATTATAGAGTGCTTATAAATAAGTGCCATTAATATAAATTAGCTAATAGGTTTATTTTTGTTCAAATAAGAGCCATAAATAGGTTTCGATAGAAAAAGTTCAGATAAAAATAGAGATCTACTTCACAAATTAAATGAGAAACTAAAACTTACATCTTGAAATAATCGCATTGATTAGATGAATATTTATCGCGCAGTGACATCATTTTTTAATAATAGTTCAAAAAAAAGGGCGTACAATGAAAAAATTAACAGTGGCAATTTCTGCTGTAGCTGCATCAGTACTGATGGCGATGTCTGCTCAGGCAGCTGAAATTTATAATAAAGACAGTAACAAGCTGGATCTATACGGGAAAGTTAATGCCAAGCACTACTTCTCCTCTAATGATGCAGATGATGGTGATACTACTTATGCCCGTCTTGGCTTCAAAGGTGAAACCCAAATCAACGATCAACTGACTGGTTTCGGTCAGTGGGAATATGAATTCAAAGGCAACCGTGCTGAATCTCAAGGTTCTTCCAAAGACAAAACCCGTCTTGCATTTGCAGGCCTGAAATTCGGTGACTACGGCTCAATCGATTACGGCCGTAACTACGGTGTAGCATACGACATCGGTGCGTGGACTGACGTCCTGCCAGAATTCGGTGGTGATACCTGGACCCAAACAGATGTGTTCATGACTGGTCGCACTACTGGTGTTGCAACTTATCGTAACAACGACTTCTTTGGTCTGGTCGATGGCCTGAACTTTGCTGCTCAGTATCAGGGTAAAAATGACCGCACTGACGTAACTGAAGCCAATGGTGATGGTTTCGGTTTCTCCACTACTTATGAGTATGAAGGATTCGGCGTGGGTGCAACCTATGCTAAATCAGATCGCACTGACGGTCAGGTCGCCTATGGTAAGAGCAAATTCAATGCCTCCGGCAAAAATGCGGAAGTATGGGCTGCAGGCCTGAAATATGATGCGAACAATATCTATCTGGCTACCACATATTCTGAAACTCAGAATATGACCGTTTTTGGTAATAACCATATTGCAAACAAAGCACAAAACTTTGAAGCAGTAGCACAATATCAGTTTGACTTCGGTCTGCGACCATCTGTTGCTTACCTTCAGTCAAAAGGTAAAGACCTTGGTGTTCATGGTGACCGAGACTTAGTCAAGTATGTCGATGTCGGTGCTACTTACTACTTTAATAAAAACATGTCCACTTTTGTTGATTACAAAATCAACTTAATTGACGATAGTAAGTTTACCAAAACAGCTGGTATTGATACCGACGACATCGTCGCTGTAGGTCTGGTTTATCAGTTCTAATCTGACTTACGAAAAAGATATGTTGCGGGAGGCTTTGCCTCCGCAACATATAAGTGGAGCCCTCAAGCCACTTCCTTTAGAAGCACTACCTTGCTTCTTACTATATAAACCTTCTGTTATATATTACCCTTTATTTTGGGGGCGTTTCCACGCCCCATTTTTAATAACTTTTAGTAAACAATTGCATATCAATTAGAATTATTAGCAACGATATCCATATCTAACCGGATATCTAATGCCATTAACATCCCTTCAATTATGCCCTCAGCCTTCTGTAACCTTTTCCCGATATAACCATCCGAGCAGCAATGCTTACTTGCCAGTGACATGAATGTCATACCACATACATAATAATCTACTAATAAATCGTGTAAATCGCTGTTGTTCTTTTTCAGACGGGCCATGCACCCGCAAATGATCATCGCGTCATCGTCACAACATTGCGGGCGAGATTTTACTTTTGAAGGAATTAATCCCTTAAAACCGGCGGCAATGGACGACCAGGTCACATCTTCATGATTATTAGCCGCCCACGCTCCCCAACGCTCAAGAACCATCTGAATATCACGCATCAACTTACTCCACAAAAATCAGACCAGAACGCCAATTACAAGCAAAAATCAACAAAACAGTATTAGTTGATTGTTATCTCTGACTTCATACTCCTGCTCCTGTCAGGGTTTTGGCGTAATTCTTCAGTATTCGGTAATCGGTCAAAACAGAACCAGGAAAACGATATAAGCGCAGGCGCACCCAGCGGCGGCGAAGACGCTCTGCCATATAAGACTCAAACATCATTCATCTCCCAGTTCAGTGATAGTCAGCTCCAGCTTCCCACCTTTGGTAACGGGCATCTTCACAACGCGGTAATCAACGACCTGAGCATCATCCAGCCAGAAACCTGCTTTGGTGAGTGCGTCAAAAGCGGCCTTTTGCAGATTATCAAGGTCACGGCGACGGCGATCCGGCATGTGGCACTCAATGCTGATTTTCACAGGAATAGCCAGGCCGATATCCAGCATTGCGTTTTTAATGATTCGGGCGACATTATCGCGGTATGCCTGCCCCTCTGCGCTGATATGCGTGCGTCCGCGATTATGGCGGTAATAGCGATTATTGCTCGGCGGCCAGGGTAATGTGATGCTGTAGGTATTCACGCCTTAATAACCCCCTCTTTCAGCCAGATAACCTGTGTTCTCGCCATACCTTCCAGCGCGCATTCTTTTGCATATGCAGCATCGACAAAATGTGTGCGGCGGTCGATTTCGTCGTGGCAGGCAGAACATGCAATGGTGGCAATCAGGTCTGGCGGTTTGATACCGGTACAGCACAATCCAGCCAGCCGGATATGTGCCAGTACTGACGTTTCAGGATTGCCATTACATACGCCAGGGATTCTTACCTGGCATTCCCGACCACGCGCTGCTTTTCTCAAATCAGCCATGATTCCTCCTTGCTGCCAGTCGCAACCATTTTTTATCAACCAGGCTGGCGGTATATCCGAGCAGTGTTGGTATTTCGGATGGCTTCAGCTCAGGTTTACGCTTACGACGATTTGGTACTTTGTAGATGTGTCCGTTCATGACACGAATAAGCGGTGTAGCCATTACGCCTCCTGCTTGTCGCGCAGCAGCTGGAACTCGCAGCTCTGCGGAATAGTCAGGTGGCAGCCAATATTCATCGCCCAGGCTTCAACCTTACACAGGAAGACATACATCTCTCCGGTATCAAGATCGGAGGTATGGCGTAACGACTGGATAGTAGTGATTTCGCCGGTTACGACATCAACCAGGTCCTTGGTTTCATAACCGAGGTATGTGTGTTTGAGAGCATCTTTTACCCAAGCTGGAGTGGCGAACGTTTTACCCCTGCTGATGAGGTATTCACTGATTTCGCTGTACCACATATGGCTGAGTGCATTCTGGGAAAGACTGCGTTTCTCACGCCACGGTTTAAGCACCATGCGAAAGCATTTTCCGTCCTCCAGATAAGGCTGGATCTGCTGGCCGATAGCGATGAAGTTACCGCGATGCAGTTTGATGCCATCTTGTGGTAGGTTCACGCTTCACCTCCACAGAGGTCAGACGCTGGATGCAAAAAAACGCAGGTGCATTTCTGCATCTGTGAATGGAGAAGAGAGGTTGGATTGTATGTGCGCATAAACGTCCCCGTTTAGCGCAGAAGTCACCGGAGTTGTTCAGGCTCCGGTGATACAATTATGGCGAATTGATTATTCATAATCAAACAAGATAAGGTCTCAAACTTCATGCAAGCCAAGATTTATTTCTGACAGAATTATACAAAGAAGCTATTGGTCAGAATCTACTCGGACTGTAAAACATACGCATAACCTTAAGCTCTCACTTTAAGCATTGTTGAAATAATAGCCGTCAAGTACAACCTTAACCACGACTGGGATATTTCTCTGGCTACCACGAGTTGTACGGCTATTAAACTGCCGTTAAATTCAGTAAGAGAATTTCATCCGATAAGTCAAGGCATGTAAAACATGAAAATTAACAAGATATTATCATCTGCAACACTATTGTATGGTATGTCAATGGCCATGTCGGTCGGGAGTTGTGCAACACCTGTCCAGACTAATCTTCCTGGTTACACCCCGGGTGCAGATATCATTAGTGTTTCACCGACCAGAAACCAGGTCGATCTCATTGGTGATGTTGTTTATTCCCAGATAAAAGGAACTCGTTCTGTCAGACAGCTTCACATGTCAGTTCTTGTCCCGCGAACAAATGATTTAAAACCAGCCATTATTTATTATCCCGGCGGCGGATTCATGTCTTCTGAACATGACAAATTTATTGAAATGAGAATGGCTCTGGCAGAAGCTGGTTTTGTTGTGGCCGCTGTAGAATACAGAACAATTCCTGATACATTTCCAGCACCAGTTGAGGATGGAAAAGCTGCAATACGTTACCTGAGAGAGCATGCCAGCAATTATGGGATTGATCCTCAAAGAATCGGAGTTCTGGGTGACTCTGCCGGTGGATGGCTTGCCCAGATGATGGGAACTACAAATGGTGACAAAACCTTTGATAAAGGTGACTTTCTTCAGCAATCCTCAGATGTTCAGGCAGTTGCCACACTTTATGGGATTTCTGACTTGTTGAATATTGGCGAGGGGTTCCCTGAATCAGTGCAGGAGGTTCATCGCTCTCCTGCCGTAACCGAAGCCTTAATGATCAATGGCCCTGCATTCAGAAATTTTGCGGGAGCCCCCATCACAGCGTCAAAAGAAAAAGCGCTAAACGCCAGTCCAATCGGACATATGAAAGGAGTAAAACCCCCATTTCTTATTATGCATGGTAGCAAAGACACTCTGGTTTCACCTGAGCAAAGCGCCAAACTATTCAGGATGTTGAAGAAGAACGGTGATAACGCTGAGTACGTGCTGGTAGAAGGGGCCGAGCATGGCGATAAGACATGGTATCAGCCAATTATTATAAACAGAGTCGTTGAGTGGTTTACTAAAAACCTGGGAGCGCCTATAAAAACAGCTCCCCAACAACAAAACCCAAACGCTAACCTGTAAAAAGAGGGAGGGCTAAGCCCTCCCCATTCAATTTTGTTAACTATCCTTTTCAGGTAGTTTTACAACATAAGTCCTTATTGTTTTCTCATATGTATTTTTGCTATTCGTTATTTTGGCCTTAATCCAGTGATAACCACTTTCATAGGTGCTGAATTCCGAAGCTGCATTACCTGTCCAGTGTAACGTTACTGTAGCAGGCTCCATTTTGACCCGTTGAGAGTCTGGACTATCTTCACTACCAGCAGAAAACTCAACCGTACCAGATAATGGGTTTCCAAAATGATCGACAAATCGAGCATAAATACCTACTGGAGATCCATCGTTTGTCTCATAACCAGGATCTTTTGTTAGAGTCAATACTCCATTTGCGTCATCAGCGTACAGGGAGAATGATTTCACCGCGCTAACATCACTGCCAAGTTCGTTTAAGGTCGCCGTTAATTTATACGAACCAACCGTTCGACCATGTACGCTTACCGTAGCCTGACCGTTCTCATCAGTCGTTACTGTGGTTTTATCAACCACCAACGCACCATATTTAGACGGCCCAGATGTCTTAACATTCAATGCTCGACCACTTAATGCTTCGCCTGACTTACTTTTCAACAGTAACGTAAATACCAGATTGTTGGTATCGCTCACTACAGCCGAAGATGCAGATGATGTGATCTCCAACACAGCCCCCTTCACATCCGTCACGGCATCAATATTCTGGCTTGCGGTTATGCGTTTCCCATCCAGAACATACTCGGCCTGAATTGTGTACTGGCCTGATTTCGATGCAGTGAACTGCGTTGTTGCCTGTCCATGAGCATCCAGTTGCAGATTACTACTGGTCAATGATGCTCCCGTCGATGGTGTAATCGTTAAATCCACCTCGCCTGTAAACGCATTGTTATTCGCATCAACCAACTGAATGTTTACTGTTGCGTTTTCACTGCCATCGGCCACAATCTCCTGTTTTGATACACTCATATTCAGTTCTGCAGAAGCAACATCGGGCACAAAAGTTAACTTAACGCTGCCAGATTCCACGCTATGGGAACCGTCAGTCACCCGTGCAGTCACCGTGTACTCACCAGCTTTCACCGTTGTAAGCGGAACAGAAACATGCCCTGTTGAATCAGTCACGATATTTGTTGGTACAGATAATCCTTCAGATGAGGCGATGAGCTGAATCTTTTGCCCATTGACCGACGCATTCGTATTTGTCAGCTGCACATCTAATACCGCTGCATCCTTACCATTAGCAGGAATATTGGAAATTAAACTACTGCTTTCAGGCGTCAGTGACAGTGAAGCTCCGGTCATATTTGATGCAAAGGTCACTGTTAACTCAGTAGACATCTGAGAACCAGCATGAGCTGTAATCACGTAAGACCCCGGAGTGGAGCTTATTAACGCAAAAATAGCATTACCATTTTCGTCAGTTGAAACAGCATGTTCACCACCAACTTGAGTTATCCCTGCTGGTAAAGACAATGTGACAGCATAACCAGGAACAACATTGCCGAAACGGTCCGCAAGGCTTACAGTTACCATATTTCTCTGTTTTCCATCAGCCAATGCATTATTTTGGCTGGCTTCAAACTGAGAGAATGTAACCTGCTGCCGGTCCTCAATAAAGGTGATTTCTTTCTTAACACCTGAGAAATCATGACTATCAGATTTAACACCGATAGTAATCTTACCAGCTCGTTTTGAAGTTACTGTCGCGCTATAGACACCGTCTTTTTCCGTTACAGTCCCAAACTCGACTCCTTCTGCCTGGTTAAGAGCATAAAAGCTCAGAGTGTTATCACCAGTGATTGCATTTCCTTGTGAATCCTTCACTGCCAGTTGTAGATTGATATTGTAACCAACTACCTGTTCTGCTGGTGCAGCGGTTAAAACAGCACTGACCTCAGAATCAGGTTCTGTTGCTGCTGTTTGCTTAATACTGAGAGTAAATGTTTTTCCCTGAACTTTTGCAGTTACACGTACCGTACCAGCCTGCGAACCAGCAGCCAGAACAGAGCGATATACACCAGCAGAGATTTCCTCTAC